AATGCAAAACGTAGAAAAAGTAGGATTGGGAAGGTAAGAAGGTGTCTTGGTGGATGCAACCAAGACTTATCTATTTATAATGATTCTGGATTTTGTTCTAATTGTAATGTTAGTGAAAAAGAAGTAGCCAAAATGTTAAAAAAACTTAAAGGATTTATTGATTATGAACAAAATAATTAATGCGGGGAGAGCTCATGTTCCTGAGAGAATATGTGCAATAGATGCTAGCACAAATAGCCTTGCCTATGCAACATTTTATGATGGGCAGTTAAAAGAGGTTGGTAAGATTATCTTTGAAGGTAAAGATATATACTCTAAGGTAGGGGACGCAGCAAAAAAAACATCAGCATATTTTCAAAAATATATAAATGTAGATGCTATTGTGATTGAGCATACGGTGTTTATGAATAGCCCTAAAACTGCTGCAGACCTTGCATTAGTCCAAGGCGCACTTTTGGGTGCTGCTGCAATGTCTGGAATAAATATTGTGGGCAAAGTATCTCCGATTACTTGGCAAAATTTTATTGGTAATAAAAAAATATCTAAAGATGAAAAACTTTTTATTAGATCTAAGAATCCAAACAAATCTGAGTCTTGGCATAAAACAAACGAAAGAGAAATCAGAAAACAAAGAACGGTAAACTTTATAAACCTTCAGTATAATAAAACTATTACAGACAATGACGTTGCAGATGCTTGCGGAATCGGGCATTGGGCAATAAAAAATTGGGATAAGGCAGTAGGAAACAATGGATAGAGATAGCTTTATTTTTAAAGAAGAAAAAGAAAATACCATTTTAACTGTAAAAACTTTGTCACCAACAAAGTGGCTTTTAATAGATCGTGAAACTGGACAAATTTATCAAGGAAATCCTGGCGGATTTTGGGATAAACTTAAAACAATAGAAAAGGGTAATCAGTAATGCCAGAGCTAAATGCAAACATACCACCAATAAGTTGCTATGTAAGAGGAAACTACTTACGTAATCATCAAGATAGCCATGACAAATACTTTGAGTGTGTGGTCTTTGGCGTTTCAAGTTTAAAATCTAGAAGCCCATTATTTCATATTATGATGCCAGACGGTGGCCTCTGGTGGAGACTTCCAATTTCTGCTTTTTGCACAGAGCCAGGTGTTCCTGAAGTAGATCTACATAATTTAGTTTTATGGAATTCTTTTAGTCATCACATTGCTGTAACAAGGTTTGAAAATCTAACAAACCTTAGAATGTCTTACATAGATAGAACAAAAACAATGAATAAAGGAACCTATTTGTTTACTCTAGACTGGCATAATCCAGATACAAATGTTTTAGATGACGGATATTCTGAAAGCCCAGCAGACCATAAGTGTGGTCACGTCATACAAAGAGATGATGGAAACTTTGCTATTCAACCTAACAATAGGGTTCGTATATATGAGCCATCTTTTACCCTTGAAAAAGATTACCTAATTGATAGAATAATTAATGAAAAAAAATATGATGTTGAGAATCAAGATAAATGGATCTTAGAAAACTCTAATAGGTTTAATTATGATATTTCTGAAAAAGAAGTTGACAAATAACATTATGGCTGGTAAACTATATACATCAGAGGTTTGGCTACGTAAGAGATATCTTATGGATAAAAAATCTCCTGAAGAAATTGCAAAAGAGTGCGGGGCAAGTATAGAAACTATCTATGTTTATCTTGCAAAATTTGGATTAAGGAAGAGTAGACGATGAATAAAGCACAAAAGATTTTAATTGGTATTGGTATTGCTGGTGCAGTAGGAATAACTTTTGTTCTTACAGCACTAAAAGGTTTGCCAGAAGCTTTTGATTGGGATAATGATGAAGAAAACAAATAGTAGGCTTACAATTACAGTTGATCAAGTTAATCATCCAAGACACTATACAACGGATCCTTCAGGTGTAGAGTGCCTAGAAATTACTCGTCATAGAAATTTTAATATTGGAAATGCTTTTAAATATTTATGGAGAGCAGGCTTAAAGGATGAAGAAAGAACAATTCAAGATCTAGAAAAAGCAATATTTTATATTAAAGATGAGATTAATAGACTAGAGGGTAAGTATGTCAACTGAGTCTGATTTAATAAGCCACCTTGATCAAGTTAATCAAGTTGTTTCTGAATACTTAAAAGGAAATGACCCAACGGTTATTTCTAAAGAACTTGATATTCCAAGAGTTAGAGTAGTAGCACTTATTAATGAGTGGAAGGTTATGGCATCTGCTAATGATGCTATTCGTGCACGAGCTAAAGAAGCATTGGTGGGAGCAGACACACACTATACAAAGTTAATTACAAAGGCATATGAAGTTATGGATGAATCAAGTTTAACCAATAACCTAAGTGCCAAGACTGCATCCATTAAGCTTGTTATGGATATTGAAAAATCTAGAATTGAAATGTTACAAAAAGCTGGACTTCTTGAAAACAAAGAACTTGCAGAAGAAATGGTTGAGATTGAACGTAGACAAGAAGTTTTAATAGGAATACTTCGTGATGTTGCTTCAGAGCATCCAGAAATACGTGATTTAATTATGCAAAGACTTTCATCTATTGCAAAAGAAGGCGAAGTGATTACAATTGTCCACGATGTTCAATGAGTTTCTTGATGTCTTAAAAGAAAATCATTTTGTTGAAACACCAGTAGATGTAAAAACCTTTGTGCAATCTCCAGAGTATTTAGGCCAGCCTATCTTGTCTGACATTCAGTATGAAATTGTAGAAGCTATGAGCCAAATTTATCGTAAGGAAGATCTTATAGATTTAATGGGAGAACAAAAAGGTGTAAATCATTTTAATAAATATACCAAGAATGAACTTATTCTTCAACTTGGCAAGGGTAGTGGAAAAGACTTTATATCAACAGTAGCATGTGCATATGTAGTGTATAAACTTTTATGCCTTAAAGATCCAGCAGTTTATTTTGGTAAGCCACCAGGGGATGCTATTGATATTATTAACGTTGCAGTTAACGCACAACAAGCTAAAAATGTTTTTTTTAAAGGATTTAAAACAAAGGTTGAAAAGTCACCTTGGTTTGCAGGAAAGTATAATCCAAAAGCAGATTCAGTTGAATTTGATAAAGGCATAACCGTTTATTCTGGTCACTCAGAAAGAGAATCTCATGAGGGTTTAAACCTTTTAATGGCAGTTCTTGATGAAATTTCTGGTTTTGCTACAGAGGTTGGAACAGGTAATGAACAAGGTAAAACTGCAGATAATATTTATAAAGCATTTCGTGGAACAGTAGACTCTCGTTTTCCTGACTTAGGCAAAGTAGTTCTTCTTTCATTCCCACGCTATCAAGGTGACTTTATTTCCCAGCGGTATGAATCAGTTATTGCTGAAAAAGAAACTATTGAACGCACCCACACTTTCATAATGAATGAAGATTTACCTCATAGTGATCCAGGAAATCAGTTTGAAATTTCGTGGGACGAGGATACAATTCTCCAATATAAAATACCAAGAGTATTTGCATTCAAAAGACCTACATGGGAAGTAAACCCTACACGTAAAATAGAAGACTTTAAGTTAGCTTTTTATACAGACCTTGGTGATGCAATGATGCGTTTTGCCTGTATGCCAACTTATTCTTCTGATGCATTTTTTAAACAAAAAGATAAACTAGAAAAATGTATGAACTCTAGAAACCCATTAGATTCATTTAGAAGGTTTGATGAAACTTTTAAACCAGATCCAGATAAGGTTTATTATATTCATGCTGACCTTGCCCAAAAGCATGATAAGTGTGCTGTAGCAATTGCCCATGTGGATAAGTGGGTAAGTATTCAAGTAATTAAAGATTATGAACAGGTAGCCCCGATTGTTGTTGTTGATGCCGTTGCATGGTGGGAGCCAAGAGCAGAAGGTCCAGTAAATCTTTCAGAAGTAAAACAATGGATTATGAATTTACGTAGACAGGGTTTTAATCTTGGTATGGTTTCATTTGACCGATGGCAGTCATTTGATATCCAAAATGAATTACAAGCAGTTGGAATAAGAACTGAGACTGTATCTGTTGCTAAAAAACACTATGAAGATTTAGCTATGATGATTTATGAAGAGCGGGTTGCTATTCCTATGATCCCATTACTTCTTGAAGAAATGTCAGAATTAAAAATAATGAAGGGTAACAGGGTTGACCACCCACGCAAAAAATCTAAAGACTTAGCGGATGCAGTATGTGGAGCAGTATTTGGAGCCATCTCCCATACACAAAAGAATACTAATATAGAGATAGATGTCCATACCTGGAGCTCTAGTGCACGACTTGCACAAAAGCAAAGAGATATGGTAGAATTAGATAATCGGGAAATGCCTAACGATGTTAGAGATTTTCTTGATAAACTTAATCTAATATAAAAACTAACAAGGAGAATAATGAATTCATTTAAAAAAATTGCCATTGTCATCGCTGCAGCCCTGACTGGCACCGCTATTGTTGCACTGCCGTCGCAAGCAGCGCCTTCAATTGCATATACAACAATGTATGACACGACAAATGGTGTTCAGGTTCTTAATGGCCTTGCAACAGTAACACTAAATACAGATACAAGCACAGCAACAACTATTGCTGTATCAGGTATTGGCTCTGTTGTCCTTGCACAAGCAGGAACTAATACAACTTTAGCAACTTTGGTTGCTGGATCATGGTATAGAGTTACTACTGATGCAGTTGGCCCAGGAACATCCACATTTATTTTAACAAGTGCTGCTGTAGGAGTTACTACTCTTACTGCAACTCCAGTAGAATCAAATGGAACACAGGGAACCGCAGTAACCAAGACAATTACTTGGACTGCAACTGGCACATTATCAGCATCACCAGCATATACAACTGTATATTCTTCAGCAGGATCTACTGCACCTGATGCTACTACAAATACTGTAGCAATTGTTGCACCAATGACTGCTAATTCTCTTGCTGGTAACATTAAGATAACTCTTAAAGATGGACTAAATAATGCAATTACTAATGGAACAATTACAGCAACTGTAACTGGACCAGGACTTATTGGTATTGGTTCAACACAGGCTGGGGCCACAGTTCAAGGTCGTGCCATTACAGGCACATCAGGACAATATTTTGTAAACGTATTTGGCGATGGAACACCAGGAACATCTACAATTACAATCTGGAGTGGTTCAACACTTCTTGCCACAAAGACATTCACATTTTCTGGAGTTGCTGCTTCATATTCTGCAGTAAAGAAAATTGGAGTTCTTAAGGTTGGATCAAATGCTGCTGCTATTGAAGTTACAGTTAAAGATGCAAACGGAAACTTAGTTGCTGATGGAACAACAGTTCTTGCTACATCAGATACAACTACAATTGCTACAATTGCAGGATCTGCAACTACAGTATCTGGTATTGCAACATTTGCAATTCAAGGAATTTCAACTGGTGTTTCAAAGTTATCATTTAAAAATGATGCTACAACACCAACAGTTTCAGCAACTGCTGATATTAGAGTTGGATCTTCTACAGTCTCTTCTGTAGTCCTTGCATTTGATAAAGTTGCATATGTAAATGGTGAAGTTGTTAAGCTTACTCTTAAAGCATTAGATGCCTCTGGACTTCCAGTTGCTGATGGCACATATACAAATCTTCTTTCTGAAGATTTAATTTCTTCAACACAACTTGGTGGCGCTACTCTTGTAGGCTCAAAGTCTCCAGTTCTTGTTGATGGAACTTCAGCATGGAACGTATATGCTCCTCTTTCTGCTGGACCTTTTGCTGTTACAGGTAAGGTTCTAGCAACATCAGTTGTGCTTGAGGCTAAGGCTTCAGTTGCTGATGCAAATGCTGCATCAATCGCTGCACTTATTGAATCAGTTAATGCTATGAAGGTAAATCTTCAAGTAACAATTGATGCTCTAACTGCAAAACTTGCTGTTTCTGAGGCTAAGGCAAAGTCTGATCGTGCTGCTTATGTAAAGCAGTATAACGCACTTGCTAAAAAGTGGAACAACAAGAATCCACAGGCTAAGGTTAAATTAATTAAGTAATATAGTCTAATAATCAGGGGAGTCAGGAAACTGGCTCCCTTTTTTATTATAAAAATGATATAATAAGACTATTAGTTACCACCAAAAACTAATAGGAGAAAAAATTAAAAACATACTAATCAAAACGGGGTTAGTGGGGTTGCTTTTAACACTTTGGATGATATTCTATCCTGCAGATTATGCACACGCAGATGAAATTAATACAGCACAAATATCTCCTTCTGATCCTACAATAACAGAAAATGCAACAGCCACAATTGAGGTAGCTAATACTGCAATATCTCAGGCTGAAACCTATATAGAAGCTATAGAAGATAACGCAACAGCCATTACAAGCCCTACAGAAGCCATTACAGCCACTATCGCAGAGGCACAGGACTCAATCATACAGGCTCAAGCAGTAGTAGATAGTGCTGCTGTGGCAGTTACCCAAGTTGATTCTGCTATAGTTTTAGTTGAAGAGGCTGAAGAAAATGTAGAAATTGCAGAAGTAGAAGTAGAATTACAGACAGAAGTTGTAGCAATAGCAACCACTAATTTAATTAATGCAGAAAATACTTTGGCTCAACTTGAAAACACTCCCTCCGATTCTACAACTTATACAACAGAGGGCTACGTAGCACCAGTTGCTCCAGAGACACCAACAGTTAATACAACCACCCTTCCTGTTATGTATGATGGCTCAACAAAAATTGAAACCCCATTTGATATTAAAATGGGCGATATCGTATACAACGGTCAAGGTGCAGATAGCCAAATCTATGTAACTTCAAAAGCAACCATTACTTTCGGTATCGGAGATCATATTTGGTGGGATTTCCCTCAAGGAGCACACATTTCTGTTTATGGCTCTGACTTTATGAGTGGTGGTGCGGGAGCTGGTATTACCGTTACGACTACAGAAACAACTTTAGCTGTTGATTGGGATCTTCACAGATTTGGAGATAGCAACGGACCTATTACTAATGTTAATTGGACAATGACTGTCAATCCTGATACTGGTGAATGGACAGGTATAGGAACTGTTTCTGGTAATACTACTAATTTATACAATGGTCCTCGTATTGGTGTTCGTGAAACTGTTGGTCAGCCTGTAGAACAAATGACTAATGTAACTAATGAAAATTTAACGGAACAAATTCAAATTCAAGAAGCAGTAGTTGAAGATAAAACAGAAATTAAAGCTATTGAGGTTTCAATACTTCAAACACTTACACAATTAAAAATAGAGGCAGAAGAAGATCTTGTTGAAGCAGAACAAAATCTTGAAGAGGCACATGAAGTTTTAGAAACAACAATTAATCAAGTAGGTATTGCTATTGCATATATGAATACTAGTGTTAATGAAGCACGATCAGAAGTTAACAATGTTTTAGAACAGGAAGAAGTTGCAAGGCAAGCGTCATTAGCAGCGGAGGCAGCAGCTCAGGCTGCACAAGCAGCAGCAGCAGAAGCAGAAGCAGCACAAGCAGCAGCAGAACAAGCTGAAGCGGATCGTATAGCTGCAGAAGAAGCTGCAGCACAAGCCGAAGCAGAGGCTGAGCAAGCAGAAGCAGATAGAATTGCTGCAGAAGAAGCAGCAGATCAAGCAGCACAGGAAGCAGCAGAACAAGAAGAGGCTGCAGCACAAGCAGCAGCTGAAGCAGCAGAGGCAGAGGCTGAAGAAGCACGTCAAGCAGAAGAAGATGCTAAGGCAGAAGCAGAAGCAAAAGAAGCAGAAGCAGAGGATGCTAGACAAGCAGAAGAAGACGCAAAAGCTGAAGCAGAAGCAAAAGAACAAGAAGAAGAAGAAGCTAAAGCTATAGAAGAAGAATTAAAAGAAATAGCAGAAGATGCAAAAGATGGAAAAGAATTAACTGAAGAGCAAAAAGAAAAAGTTATTGAGGCATTACTTGAAGACCTTAAGCCTGGAGAATCTATATCAGCAGCAGCAATTCAAGCTTCTGGAGTTTCATATGCAGATCTTCCGCCTTCAACACCAATTGAAGTTCGCACTGATGAAAATGGAAATGCCCTTGTAATAACAGCAGCTGTTGCTGCAAATATTGAATTAGTCCAAGATCCAGGTGCGTTATTAACTGCAGCATTTACAGACCCAGGAGCAGCACTAGCAGCACTAGGAAGTATTGGGGCAGATATGACTGAAGCAGAAAGAGAAGAAGCCACAGATATGGTTGTTGCAACAGTTGTAGCAGCAGGAGCAGCAATTAACGCTGCAGCAGTAGCAGCAGGTGGAGCAACTGGGGGCTCTACTGGAGGAGGTTCTGGTGGAGGCTCAGGCGCTAATTCACCAGGTTCAAGAGGAGGAAGAAAATGGTAAGAATAATAAAAAATATAATAAAGGACCTAATAGATCAGGCATGGACTCTTCTTGGAATGTTTATTGCCTGGGTAGTATTAGATGGCAGTGCTAAAACCATAGTTGGATATGGAATTGTAGCAACAACAACCCTATGGATTATAACTAGTCCATTTAGAAATAAGGAGGAAGAATAATGGCAACTAAAAAAATAGCAGTAGCCCCTAAAAAAGAGAGTCCACAAAAGGCTCTTCCAAATATTTTGATGCGTATTGTGGCGGTATTTGCAGCATCAGGATTATCAGTCTTAGGAGCAGGAGCAGTAGTAGGAATTGATACAATTCAGGCAGTAATGCTTGCAGGCCTACTAGGAGTAGCAACAGTAGTTGAAAGGCTGGCTAGAGCTTTTTTGGACGATGGCAAGCTTACTATCGCAGAAATAAATGATGCATTTAAGACTGTAGATAAGAAGGCTAATTAGTCATTATTGACTATGTTTGACACCCCCCTTTGGGTAATGCTATACTTGAGTATACGTATCCAAAGGGGTTTTTCATGACTTGCATTGCCGTTGTAAGACAAGATAAAACCATCTATATGGCTGGAGATCGTGGTGCTTCAACAGAAGACTCTATTTCAATATTAAAGGCTCCCAAAGTATTTAAAATAGGATCATATCTTTTTGGATATGCAGGGACAATGGATGGAGAAAGAATCCGTCATAACTTTAAACCACCAATCTTAAAATCTAATATGAATTTAGATAAGTTTATGTATACAGACTTTCTTATTTCTCTTAGAAATTTTTATGAAAATTGGTGGGTAGATATAACTAAAGATTCTGATTTTGGAATGTTGATTGCAGTTAAAGGTAGAATATTTGAGCATAACGCAGTCGATATGTCATTAACAGAATATGAAGACGATTATCTTGCTATGGGTTCGGGGAGTGATTTTGCTCTTGGATCTTTATGGACAACTAAGCATCAAAAAAATGGTAAACGTAGAGCACAGCTAGCGGTTGAAGCAGCAGTAAAGTATTCAACATCCTGTATTGGACCAGTTGACGTAATTAGCATTTAGGGATATACTTAGGTATGGATGAAATTGTAAAAGTTTTTAAAGATGATTCTGAATATGATGAATTTGGAATTTGGCTAAATAATGGAATTGATCGGGGATGGATAACAGAACCATTTTGTAACACACATGATGGAGATCCCTATATGACAGAAGAAGAGCAAAAAGAGTGGGAAGACGGCGGAGATCCTTGCCAAGTAGTTTTTAAGATAAAGGAGTAATAATGGTTTGTAGCTCAATGGCAGAGCAGTCGACTGTTAATCGACAGGTTATAGGTTCGAGTCCTATCAGACCAGCAGATAGGGGTAATCTATAATGACAATGCGTAATTTTGCTAAAAGTTTATTAATTGCTCTTTCTCTTTCTTTAATTCCTGCAGTAGCAATTTCTGCACCAAAGATTAATCCTGGATCTAAATGCAAAGTATTTAAACAAAAAGTTGTTTATTTAAATAAAAACTATACCTGTATCAAGTCAGGCAAAAAATTAATTTGGAGCAAAGGCTTCACGGTTATTAAACCAACTCCAACGCCGACCCCAACGCCGACCCTAACGCTGACTCCAAACCCAGCGGTTAGTGAAAGTTCGGTATATGTAAATTCAGAACTTTGTAAATTGCCCTATACAAATCAAGATACAGACTCCTATCTTGGTTTTCCAAGGAATCAAAGATATATCCCGTCAATTGGTGAAAGAAAATCAATAGTCTTATTCGTTGATTTCGATGACTTGGTAGCAGATAATAAAGCGATAGACACTTGGAAGAATGTTCAAATACCAGTGGCCGAAAAAACGTTTAATGGTTTGAGCTACGGGAAATATAGAATTTCATTCGATGTAAACGAAAAGATTTATAGACTTCCAGGAAGCTATAAGACTTTTACTAAAAATGAATATGTAAATGTTGCGGGATCAACTCCTGCACTTGGCCTTGAATATAGTAGGTTTGTTCAGTCAGCAGTAACAATTGCCGATAATGATATTGATTTCAGTAAGTATGACTTTGTAAATGTTGTTACCCCAACCTTTTCTCCAAAGGCTGAGGGAGGAGCGACTGGTGGCTCAGGCTTTAATGTAGATGGCAAGACTTCGTTCTTAAGCACAGTTGGTCCAATAGGAGAATATATTAATGATCCTTCAAAAAATAATTGGCTGCTTCATGAAACTGGGCATCTATTAGGACTAACTCACGTCTATGACTATTATCAAAAGAATATAGGAGCCTGGGATCCCATGGGAAATGTTTTTGGTCTTGATGAACTTCACGGTTGGCAAAGGTGGTATTTAGATTGGATTGAGGATAGTCAAGTTGCTTGCTTAGACGAATCAGCACCAAAAGAAACGGTTCATCTAATATCGCCACTATCAACTGCAACTAAAGAAAATAAATCAGTAATTTTAAAATTGTCACCAAGCTCTGCCCTTGCAATCGAAGTGATGAGAAGTTCACCCGAGAACACATTTCCATCTGCATATGAGGGAGTTGTTGTATACAAAATTGATACTAAGTTGCCTGGTGGGAAAGGTTCAATTTCAATAGTGTCAAATCCTAGTAAATTGCAACCTACTAAGGTTGGACGCTTTGGGTTAACAGGAACATTAAGCGTTGGTGAATCGGTTAGCTATCAAAACTACACAATTAAAGTATTAAAAAAGACAAACAATGGGGACTATGTTTCTGTAAGTAAGGTGAATGGATAAAATGAGTTTAGATACACCACAAATTAAAGAGTTAATAAAAAAGGCTAGAGATAATAATGATGTTGTTTTATTTAAAAATCAACTACCCAATGTTTTAAAATGGGAAAATTTTATCGATATCTTAAATTATAAATATCATTCTTTAAATCAACAAAATTCAAAACAAGAACCTGGAAACAGGCTTCTAGAAAATAACAACAGGATAACTGATATACTAATTTATAATAATCTTGATATGCATGTTTTTGATATTTTAGGATACAATAAAAAATGGTATGATGAGTTTTTAAAAATATTAAACAATTCTTTTAATATAGATTTTCCTGGATCCAAGAATATGGAATTCATTCTGATGATCACGATGTTCTTTTATGGAACTGTATTGGCTCAGTATCTTGGAATATTTACAGTAGTGATTCCGAATATAAGACCTATGTGATTAATGCTGGAGATGTTTTGTTTGCACCCAAAGGCGTAATTCATCAAGCCGTAGTAACAGAGCCGAGGGCATCTGTAGTCTTTGGTTTTGATTATGAAAAAAGCAAAACTTATTATAAATAAGCTTTTATGATATAATATATATGTATTGCCTTCGGGGATACATTAACTTATTCGCTTGAAAGGGGAATAAAATGGTAACACAGTTTGCTATGGATCTATTCAATGATCCTTTTTTTATTGGCTTTAACAGAGAGTTAGGCCGTCTTAATACCGCACATAAAACAAATTCACAAGCATATCCTCCGTATGATCTTCTTAAATTAGATGAAGATACATATAGACTTTCAGTAGCAGTTGCTGGATTCACAAAGGATGATATTAATGTTTCTGTAGATAATGGAACCCTTGTTATTAAAGGAGAAATTGTTGAAGTAACTGATGCTGAAGTTGTTCACAAAGGAATTGCAACCAGAAAATTTACACGTTCATTTGCTCTAGGAGAGTATATGGAAGTTACTGGTGCTGACCTTAAAGATGGAATGTTACACGTAAGTATTGATCGTGTTGTTCCTGAAGAAAAGAAACCAAAAACAATTAAGATAAAGTAGTATAATGTAACTGTCGGGGGAGACAGCGACATAAAATATCTGGCATGTCCTACACAGGACCTTAGTGATGGTTTAGTTACCCATTAATTATGACCGTGGCGCATTGCAGACGGACTACCTGTGTAGGACTCTTTAATTACTGATATAATTAAGATCTATGACTGACAAAGAGTTGGTTCAATATGGTAAACAAGAGCTTAAACAACGCCTTAAACAAATTAAAGAAAAATCTGGTTGTGTAGATTGTGGAGAAAGCAACCATATAGTTTTGGATTTTGATCACCTTAGTAATAAAAAATACAATATTTCTAGAATGATTCACGATGGATTTTCTTGGGCAGCAATTAAAAAAGAAATATCAAAATGTGAGGTAGTCTGTGCAAATTGCCACAGGATTCGAACTCACAAAAGGTTGACAAAAAAGACGGCATAGTGCTATAATTAAGTATATCTATAGGAGGATAATTTATGTCAGTAAAAGGAACAAGAGCATTTTTATTAGAAGTGATTCAAAAAGAATTAGGAACTGTTGAAGGTCCAAAGGATAATGAAACAAAGTATGGGGCATTTACAAAAGCTAACTTTTTGCCTTGGTGTGGTTCATTTGTTATGTGGACTGCAAACCAAGCAGGGGTTAAAGTTCCAAATGTGGTATACACTCCAGCAGGAGTTGCAGCATTTAAAAGTAAAAACAAGTGGGTCCCAGTAAAAGGAAATAAGCCACAAGCAGGATGGGTAGTGTTTTTTGACTTTCCTGGAGGAAGAGATATTGACCACGTTGGTTGGGTATTAAAAGATAATGGTGATGGAACATGTATTACTATTGAAGGAAATACTACGGCAGACGGAAAAAGCGGTAGCCAATCAAACGGTGGAGAGTGTGTAAAAAAACTTCGTGCGTATGGACCAAATAAAAAAGGTCTTCCTGTATTTATTGCAGGGTATGGGGTAATTGATTATCCAGATGCAGATACACCAGCAGTCAAAACGCTTGAAGAAAAAAAGGTTGCTCTTGCAGAAGTTGCAAAGTCTCAAGGTGTTAGCGTTCCTGAAGTTAAACTATTTAAACCAATAAAAATTGGCTCAAAGGGTCAGGGCGTAAAAAATATTCAAACAATGCTAAAACTTAAAGTTGATGGAGAGTTTGGTCCAGCAACAGAAAAGGCTGTTAAAGCTTTTCAAACAAAAGAAAAGCTTAAGGTTACAGGAATTGTTGATGAAGAAACATTTCGTAGATTAAAAGGAGTCAAGTAATGGAATCAAATAAAAGAACATTACTTAAAACATTAAGTTGGGAAACCTTTCACCTTGTTGGTGTTGCTGGAGTAATTTATTTGTTTACTGGTGAGTGGGAGTATGCTAGTTTAGGTGCTCTTATTTATATAGGCTGGGAAGCCATTGGTTACTTTCTTCATGAAAGAGTTTGGGCAAAGTTTGGAAAAAAAATTAAGTAATGGCACTATATGAATATGACTGTATGCCTTGTGCACAAAGGTATGTAAAAGAAAGATCAATAAAAGAAGATGATCCTGGGTATACATGTGATACTTGTAATAACAGGTTGGTTCGTGTATACTCTAATATAGGTGCAGTTTTTAATGGTTCTGGATTTTATTCCACCGACAACAGAAAGTAGCGGTATAATATGAATACTATGATTGATGAAAA